AATGCTGACGAGCAGGAAAAGCTTACAGCGATCAATGCATGGAAGGCTTCTAGGTACTCTGTTCCAGAACCAGAGGATGCAGAAGCGGCACAAGCCATCTACGACGAAAAGAAGATGGAGAGTAACACCCTTATCTCTGCAACAGTCTTTCTCCCAAGCGGCAATGGCATTATTAATTGCCGTCAACCTGAAACTCTGGAACACTGCCAGATTCGCTTTTAATGAACGATCAATTGTTTGAACACTTTAAAATATGGGGTACTCTTGGAGTGGCTCAAATGGCAGCATCAATACCAAGCACAAACGAACTTGCCAGCACATTTGCTTATTTGTGCGGCGGTATTGCATCACTAGCCATCGCTTGGTGGCACATCTTTAAAAAATAATTATGAACATACTAAACTGGATCATCACAAACGCTAGTGACCTTATTGGGGTTGCTACTACTATTGTAGCTGCTGCTTCCGCTGTTGCTGCACTTACTCCTACACCGAAAGATGACACTTGGGTCGCTAAGATTTACAAGGTTGTTGATTGGCTCGCACTTAATATTGGTAAAGCTAAAGATTAATGATTTCGACCATTGTAAAGATCTTAGTAGCTTTTCCTAAGCTTGGCTCTTTGTTTTTTAAAATACGTACTGAATATGTTAAAGAACTTGCAACTCGTCGCCACAACAAGCATCGTGCTTCTATCGATGACTGGGTGCGCAACGATGAAAGAAAGCAGGATTCCAGAGTTCTTACAGGAACTGAACAGCCACGAGTTTAACCAAGCACAAAAAGAAACTATTGGAGAAATCTTAAACTACGTAAACGATTTAGAAAATCAACCATGAGAAAAGAACACAAAAGCAAAACTGGTGGACTGACCAAAAAGGGGAGAGCTTACTTTAAACGTAAGGACGGCTCTAACCTCAAGGCTCCTGTAACTGGTAAAGTTAAGAAAGGTTCTAAGTCGGCTAAGCGTCGTCGTTCGTTTTGTGCTCGTATGGGTGGAGTCAAGGGTCCAATGAAGGACGAGAAAGGAAGACCAACACGCAAAGCGTTGGCTCTCCGCAAATGGAAATGCTAATATATGTCTAACTACGAACTCGCACTAACAGCTGGAGAAATTGATATTGCTTTGCAAAAAGCAAATTCTCCAGATACTTCTCCTCTAGCTACTAGTAACTTGGTTACAAGTGGTGGTGTAAAGACTTATGTGGACAGTGCTATTGCGGCTCTTGACACAACTGTTGGTGTAACTGTTGATACTATAAGTGTTCCGCCTCAGTTAATGCTTCGGAGATTTATAAAAAATAATACATATATTTATGATGGAACGACTACGGTTCTTGGAGCTGACTATGCTTTCAATGATCATTACTACCCTCTTCCTTTTACTCATGGACAAATTACGGTTAGATGGAAGTTTTGGATGGGTAAGGGAAATGTAAATGACCCGTATGCTATTACACTAAATATATATGATACGTATGGTGTTCGTATTACTAATAACAATAATCAAATAACATATACTGGTACTTTTCCAGCTAACACAGAATTATTTACTCGAACTTTTACTGGATCTTTTGGAGACATTACAACTTTGGGTAACGGTTCTTTATATATTGTAGCTGAAGGGCTGTACGATGATATTCAAATTATAGAAGGATTGCCTAACACAGTACTATGATTACATTTAACAAACAATTACTAGAAAGCTTAAATGCTTGCGCCGAAGGGATGGAATATGCTGAAACACTTTTTAATGAAAAAGGTGCAGAAGTAGAACTGGGTTCTTGCACAGATGCTACTGTATCAGACAGATTGTTTATAGCATTTGGTCTGGGTATTACCGTTACCGACATTCTACTTTTTATATCTCCATATGATTTAATTGAAGATTTTAAAGCAGCAGCTTTGGAACCTGAAAACACTAACTTGAATACACGACCAATATGGTTTGAGCTATACCCTATAGTTGAAAGGTTTCCTGCTATGGATAAGTCAGCATCGTATGCTAGTAAGATACCAGTTTCAGAACTTAATCGTTTTTTTCTAGAATACTCAATTGACCCAGCATAACTTATGTCAAACTTCATTTTAAATAACACAGCAGAAGAAGTAAACTCTTCAATTGTAAAAGTAGCTAATGCAACTACTTCACCACTTGATAATAACCCTAACATGGTAACTAGTGGTGGTGTAAAGGCTTATGTGGATACGGCGGTTACCGCCTTGAGTACCGCAATAGCAGATTTATCTAATGTAGTAACTGAATTTAATACAGCTAGTGCTCTAGATTCTTCTATAATAGTAACGTCAGGTAACAGGGCAAGCTCCCTAACAGTAAATGTAGGTACTTTTTTGAATCGATCTACTGCTGATCCTCTTGCAACTGTTGATTATCTTACCTGTGCTCTTTATGGTAAGACTGGGAATAATGACGAATTGACTATCTCTAGTGTCAGCGTTAAAGATAACAACGCTTATGGTTGTGTTTCAGCTGTCTCAGCAAAAACCAAAAAATACACTACACCATATGGTCAGTGGCAATTACATGATATTCTTATTATACCTACTTTGGATTTTTCTGCTGGAAACTACACCTTTAATTGGGTTGTATCTGGAAACGATGATTGGTATATTAGAGCAGACATAACTGCTTACATAGGTAAACCTGCATAACAAGAAACCCAACCTAAATTAAAGGTTGGGTTTCTTTTTGCCTAGTGCGCTGGTTCGTATAGTCTTGTTATTAGTCCTTGTTTCTTATGGTACTCGAATCCAGTCATTGCTTGCTGGCTTCCGATAAATCCTTTTGATGCATGCCAAGCGTCCGTAGCTGACAGAGCTGGTAGGTACTCAACCAAGAGACCGTGGTTCTCAACCCAACCACCATTCTGGTCAGAGGTTACAAGGCTCTTTGCGCTACGAGCATTCTTGTGGTGGATGTGTCCCATCTTTAGATGTCGCCATTTAGTCTGTCCCCAGAGCTGAGCAAACTCAGTTGAGATAATACCCTGCCACTTGATCATGGCTACTCCGTCTCCGTGTGTCCATACAAGCAAGTTGTCCCCCCAGACCATGTGCTTACGAGCTGATCGTTGTGTTACAATGTCAACACGCTCACATTGAGAGTATGCGGCTTTTAACACTTGTGCCAGCCAGACTTCAGAGTGCCAGCTGTGGTTGCCTTCTAGTATAACTACAGTGACTTTTTCAGCTACCTCAGAAGCCATAGCTACAACATCGTAGCAAGCTGTGACAGCTTTTTCAACAACTCTGTGGTATCTGCTGTCAACATCTAGCACGTTACCGCTCATCTCCGTCTTATTGCTCCGAGTATCTGAGTGTAACATATCACCACCAAAGGTGACAACAATGTGCTCTGGGTTGTTCATACGACACAGCAGAGCGTCCGTAGTATTATGGATACGTTGTACAGCAATGTCTGAGTCGTAGTTTTGACTGTTGGTCTCTTTTGCTTCGGCGTACATACCGATGTGAGCATCGAAGCAGCAGATCTCAGCTAACACATCTTTACGTTGACGTGTTACTTTGGGGGCTGGTGCAATCTTTAGAACTCCTTTGGCACGTTCGCACAGTGCATCAACAAAGTCTGTCATAGCTTCTGCATTTGGCAGAAGTCGTTTCCACTCTCGTTGCACTTCACCATCTGGTCCGTACTGGACAGTGGTCTTAGCTACGGATAGATGGTCGGGTGTGATTGCTCCACTGAGCCAAGGAGCGAATCCTTTGCGTTCAACTCGTTTTAGAGTTGCTCTAATAGTTGATTCTGAAACACCCAAAGATCGTGCAACTTCAGTTTTATTTCTATACTCTAGAAAAGCATCTAGTGCTTGTTGTTCTTTATGTGTTAGCATAACTGTGTATAATAGTTAAGTAGTTACTTTTGTCAATTTTTTACAATCTCAATTAAGTCATCAAGAACCATGCTGGAGAGTTCTTTCTTTTGAAGTAGTCTTTTAAGAATAACTTCGTCAAGAGAACCATTGACCACAAGGTCAATGTATGTGCATTTCTTTTCTTGTCCAATACGGTGGATGCGATCTTGGCTTTGAAGGCGAGTCTCTAGGCTGTAATTGTTAGAGTAGTACACCATTGTAGATGCTGTGTGTAACGTCAAACCCTTGGCTGCTGCAGATGTACCAATGAAGAACTGAGCTGCTCCACTTTGGAACTTTTCTACTGCGCTAGATCTTTGGTTAGATGGAGTATCTCCACTGTATACAACAACACTGTCGTTACCATATTTCTCAGTCAGTGCTTTTTGTAGATCTACTACGTTCTGTTTGTATGCACAAAAGATGACCATTGATCCACTGGTTTCAGCAATCTGGAGTAACATTTTCACTCTATTATTTTTTAGCGAAATAGCCTCACCGTCATCGGTAACAACAAACCCTGTAAGAATCTGATGCAGTTTAACCAACTGGGTGAGAGCCATTGTCGCTGTGACTATGTTTCCTGATTCGAATTCAATGATGCAATCGTCCTTCATCTTTCGGTACATTCGTTCTTGTTCTGGCTCTAGTTCAACAGATACTGTTGAAAAAGTTTTATCTGGTAAGTCTAGACAATCTTTCTTCTCTAGTCTTAAACTAAATGGTTCTAGTAACTTAGTAAGTTCTTCTATGTTCTGGTAGCCAATGATCTTGTTAAAGGATCGTTGACCCATTGTCATTGTAGTCTCAATGGCAAACTTATGCTTAAATGCTGTGTAGGTAGTGTAGGGGATTGCATTCTTATCAAGAAATTTACACTGGCTGAATAGATCCAAAGGTCCTTGAGTAATAGGAGTGCCGTTTAGTATCCACTTACAGTCTGCTTTAGCTGATAACTTTAACACATTCTTTGTTTGAATAGCTTTTGGGTTCTTAATACACGTAGATTCATCAATGATCATATGTCTTTGATTCACAGAAGAATTAAGGAACTCTTCTGTAGTCTTATAACCTGCAAGGGTTCTTAGTGCTTCTACGTTTATAAGAAGCATACGAGTATTTGTGTTGTCTTTTACAAACCTAGCATACTCTTGTTTCATCTTCTTAGACTTGATTGGTCCTTTCCAGCAAAACACATTTACATTTTTAGCATAGTGTCTGGGTATCTCGTTTGTTGCCCAGTTATGGTGCAACCCATTAGGAGCAATGACAACTACATCTACGACATCTTTTGCATTTTGGACTACGTCCAAAATAATCTTTGTCTTTCCTGTACCCATTTCGCAAAACAAAGCTCCGTAGTTTTTGTCTACGAAGCGTTCTACTGCTTTCTTTTGGTGGTCAAATGGTGTTGTTTTATAAATCATTGTCTTTTGTATATAGGTATGTTTAGTAGTCTACGCCACTTGTTATAGGTTTGGTTATGAAGACCTACTAACTTGCATGCAGCTGTTGCTGACATCCCTTCGTTTCTATAATAGTGTACTTGTCTTATAACTAAGCGTCGTTCGATGTCACTTAGTCTGGGATCAATCCCTTTATGTGTGATGACTGTGTCTTCTTTGGGATCTGCTTCCTTTTCAAATCGTTCAATTGATTCTACTTCTTGCTCTAGCTTACGTTCAATCCATCTCATAAAGTTGCTTACGCTTTCTGAAGATGTTTCATAATTCTCTGTTTCCATTTTATTCCTTTGTTTTTATAATTATCTCGACTTTTGAAGAACCCAACAACTCTTGTGGATTACTTACAACATTTAATATATTAGTTTGTGCTTGTGGTCCATGCTCGTTAGCAAGTTCAAGCAATTCGTTTAGTAGTTCTTCAAGTGTCATGGCATTTCGTAAAATCTAGAGGTTACAGGGTGATGTACATAAAGATGTTTCATTGCTCTAGTTACTGCAACATAAAAAACTCTGTGTTCATTGTCTGGATCTTGAGCAAAGCCTTTGCTTGTCATCTCTACCATGTCTGGTAACACAACCACATTATCTGCTTCTCTACCTTTAACAGCGTGAATAGTGTTGATTTCAACATTTCCGCTGCTGGCTAGTGTTCCGTTTTGTTCTGCTTTCTTGAGGATATCTCTAGCTGTGTCAGACAGTTTAAACACTTTGTCCCAAGATACTGTAGTTCGTAGCCCATAATTTGTAGACAGTTCGTGTTTATCAAACATCTCTAAGTCAGGCATTGAGTCCATAAGTTTCTTAGATCCTCGTGCTACTGCTGATCCACTAGGTAAGTACTCTCTGTATAGTATTTTTAGATCTTTTACATATAGCTTGTAGCCTTGCCTCAGCTGTTCCCACAAGTTAATCATTCGGATTGTATTTGCGTTAAACAAGGAGCAGTCTCCTCCAGATACAAAAAGCTGTCTTTGCTTAATCAGTAAGTTTTCAAAGTATGGAAGGAACGCTCTGTTCCTACAAAGAAGTAGCCATGATCCTTTGGAGAAGTCTAAGTCGTTAAGTCCTTTGATTTTAGTAACGCCACCTTCTGGTTTAATTGTGTTAATGGTGTAGTCTTGTTTCTGAGAAATCTTGTTAGCAATCTTCTCAGAGTAATCAAGGATGTTTGCTGGTAGGCGGTAACTAGTATCAAGAACGACACGGTTACCTTCTCTTTCGATAAGAGACACTGGATCACCTCCAGAGAACTTGTAAATGCTTTGTTTGTCGTCTCCAGCAATATACACTTGTTTTACTGATTTACTGAGCTGGTCAACCACCTTCCATTGGAGCGGAGACAAATCTTGGGCTTCATCTACAAATAAGTAGTCTAGCTCTAATTGTACATCTAGTTCAATGAATTGCTCAAGCTGGTCTGTAAAATCATATAAATCATTGTGAGTTTTAAACTCTTTGTAAAACTTAGAAAACCTTTCTAATTCTTCTACTGATACTGTTGTACTGGGGTTGTCTAGTAGCACTTGCATGGCAGAAACTTGCATGTTCCGCATAAGACCGTTGTAGTATAACATTCGGTCTCCTGCTCCTGAAGTAAAAGTGCTTCCGTCTTTCTTTGATACAGTAGCTGCTCCAGACAAACGAAACCCTGTTACTTTACTTAGTGCTTGGTAATCTTTCCAATTGATAATCCGCTTACTTGGGATTCTTCGGTAACATAAAGCGTGTAGTGTACTGAACGCTTTAAAGTCATCTAAGCTGTAGTCAGTATATTGTTTAATTGCACGGTCAATTGCTTCTTGAGCACCTGCTTTTGTAAATGTTGTAAATCCAATTTTACTAGGAGGTGTAGTTTCTAGGCATTCACCTAGCAATTTCATTAGTGTAGTTGTCTTACCTGTTCCAGCACTTGCTACGAATATCTTAGTTTTGTCTTTCATAGCTTAGCTTTTACTTTCTTCCAGTAAGATAAAGTACTTGTTTTAAACCAGCCATTGGGTCCTCCGTTGTGGATACGAGCTACGTCTTCTGCAGCTACGTTACGACCTAGTCTTTCTTCAGTAGCATATTTGTGCATATAAGCGGTAAAGATTCTAATAGAAGTTTCTTTATCGTACGCATCTAGTACAGTCCAATCTTCTTCTGCGTGTATAGCAGCATCTTGTATGTAAGCTTCTGTTAGTTGTAGGCAGCCATGAGCTGTGTTATTGTCGCCGACTGCGTCTACGTTTCCGTTGCTTTCGACTAGCATAATTGCCAGTATTAATTCTGATAATGTCATTAGTATGTTGTATTGTCTATGAGTTCTGGGTACGCTGTGATGTTATTTACATCTAGTTTGTTTTGATGTATTCGCCAGCATCGAGTGTTTACGTTATCGACTTGAACTCGATCAGGTTCTGCTTTTAGTACTTTCTTTAATACAGAAAGTATTTTATTTGAAGGCATATCCTTGAATCGTTGTTGTTCTAAGTGATCTTTTAAATCTGACATACGGAACAAGTAGTTTCCGTCAGATCGTTTTATTGGTCCGTGTTTGATATGTTTATAATCTTCTACTGCAGAGTTGCAGAATGAGGATACTAACTCAACAAGCTGACCTACAGGAGTCATCTCAAACGGAATGTCGATTTGAGTGCAGTTCTTAAGCAACAGGTTTTGTTGTTTAGTCCAGTCTTCTTGTTTGATCATTGGAAACTTATAAAGAAGACGCTCCATCACTCTTTGGTTAAACAAACTAAAGTTGTCAAACTCTGCTGTGCTGAGTTGTAGTTCAGTGTCGTCTAGAGTTAAATACCATAGAGGTGGGTCACTCTTAAGTTGTACTAAGGATCGGTTGTTTGGCATGAAGTCTTCTCCGCCAATACCATACTTAGTTTGCCCACATTGCTTAGCATCGCAGAATCGACACAGTGGTTCTTGAGCACATTGGTATTTGTAGTCTTTCTTCCCATAAGAAGCTATGATTGCTTCTAGCTCTCTGTCAGTCAGGGGTTCGGAGAACATCCTGTTATACTTGTGTATAAGTTGCTTCCACTCTGTTGGATTAGCTTTCTTTAGATATACAATTACATTAGCTAGAGTAATGTTACGACTCTCGCTTTCTTGGGTTCGCTCACTAAAGATATAGTTAAGGCATGGTGGTCCTTCTGGAAATATCTCAGAGGATGCATTAGGTACTTGTAAGCTGTGAAACTGCTCAGAGGTCATACGTTTCTCTTGAGCTGCGTCTATAAACTGATTGGGGTCAAGGGCTTCTCCTTCGTTGTTAAAGGCGTACTGCAACGTAGGGTTGCCACTATAAGGCATGTTAAGCCAGTTGCCGTACTTTGAGTCGTCTTTGCGGCTTCCAATCTTAGGTTGCTTTGGGTAAATTTCTGAAACACCTTGACCAAAGAATGCACTGAAAGCTTTTAGCTTATCAATCATATCTTTAGCTGCAACTGGTTCCGATAGGAACAAGTAAACATGAGCACCACCAGACTTAGACCTGCATACTACAAATGGTAGTGTGTGTTCGTTTACTTTTTCGTTCAGCTTTTCAAGTGTGTCTTCTTTCTGGTAGACGTCTACGTCTAGTGCTCCCCAGAATACGGAGCTGTCTTCTTGCAAAGGTGTACATCCAATTCGTTTGTCACCTCGTATATGTTCTTCCCATAGGCTTACAGTTACTCCACTTTTTACTAGGTATGATTTGGAATCACACTTACCATCTCTATCTCTGAACTTTCCTGTAAGTTTTGTCTCTCCGTGTACATTTGGGTTACATCTGTAAAGCTCCAAGAATTTTGTAGCTAGTTGTGTTAGTTCATTATTGTCGCTCATTATGGATAAAGGAGCCCAGCTCTCCGAATTGAGAACTGGGCTACAGTTTATTTAGAATATTTCTTCGTCAGTAGTCAAGGCTGGCGCACTTTTAGTCTCGGAGTTCTGAAGCAGTGGGGTTTCTGCAGCTTTACCCGAAGTGGAAGCAGCCAGTTCAAGAAGACTTTCGTCAGCTTCGAAGTCAAGGACTTTAGAGTCTTTAATTTCGAAGTTCCAGTAGTCGTCATTGTTCTTGCTGGTTTCCATTACCGTGCTAAGAGTCCACTTCTGCGCAAACAGAGGTGGTACAATTCCAGTGTTGTCGTGGTATCGGAAACGATTAATGTCAGAGGTAAGTTTACGAGAAACTTTTAACTGAGACGATGTAAAAGGAATCATTGCTTCTTCCCAGTTACCGTTAATCTCGACGAGAACAAACCAGTAGCTAGTGTAGCGTAGTTCGTTTTCTCCGAGCCATTCATCGTATTGACGTTCACGACCTTTCTCGTAGTTAGGGTTTCCAACAATGGAAAGAGGATGACTTCCTACGAAGCCACCGCCTTTGTTGCGGGGAATCCATTCAGTGTATACTGCTTTAGTATATACTGGTACGATGCTTGTTGGGTTGTCCAACAAGTCCTTGGTTTTGTTGAAGAACAAGTCTCCAGCTTTTGAGCCTTCGACGTATTCGTCCTTGTTTGCTTTGAGCTGTGGGCTCAAGTCTTGTAGAATGCGGATGAAGGGCATTGCAGAACCTGAATCCAGATTCTCCGTTCCCATACCCGCTACTTTTGTTATATCATATGCCATGATTATTATTTCTTTTGTTCTTAGGTTACTTTGACTCGCTTACCTTGGTAGATACCAAAGGCTTCACGAGGTAGTGATTCTGCCAGTTCTGGGTTGTCCAGAGCATCGCGACAGAAAGATTTGAGAGTGGCGTGGTGGATTGTGACTTTTCTGTCAGCAACCACACTAAACGACTCCTCGATTAGATCTTTTATCTCTTGGGCAAGATCGTCTTGATCTCGACCTAGAGTGATACTAACTTGATTCTTGATGATGCTGTCGTTGTTTGTGGCACGTAGCCAGTTAAACGCAGTTTCAGAATCTTTAATACGTGCATCAACAAACTCGTTAAGTACAATCTGCTTACCATTTGAAAGACTTAGACCATCAATGCCCATAGTCTCTAGCATGGCTGGCAGGTGTTCTTCTGCGATTGTTTTACGTTTATTTTTGAGAGCAGATAGAGCTTCTTCTGCTTCGGTTACTTCGTTCTCTAGTTGTACCAGTGTGTCACTTAGGTCAACAACAGCAGCCATATCAACAGGTCGCTGTGATTCTGTCTCTTCTTCTGAGAAGAGTTCGTTATTGTCTATTGCTTCTTGAGCTTCGACTAGTAGTGGATCATCGTTCATAGTTTATTTATCTCTTGTTTTGTTAGCTTAACTGGTTCTTTTAGTTCTTTGGTAGCCAAGTACCCTACTCTAGCATAACCAGCTATGTCAACCCAATTATCTCTCTTGTTTTTGTTGAGTTGTCTTGTGATCTTTAGTGCGACCATTGCAAGAGCAACTTGGTTGGGACTTACATTCGTATGAAAGATGACTGACCACATTGTGGCTAATCGATCCAACTCTACTTTGCAGTCTCCGTAATCTTCTTGTCGGTCTCCTTGAGTAATACTCAGGGCTTCTTCTAGTATATCTTGTTCTGTATTTTGCATAAAGGTTGTCTGCGCCGTGGTTGGCAAGCTGGCAGACGTCAACTCGTAATTAAGACTAAGCAGGAGTAAACAACTTAGACTATAGCCCAGACACTCACGGCTTATCTGCCATACTTACCATTACACACACCTGTGCAAAGTTTAGCACCAAGTAGGTCCCAAGTCTATGTCTGCTACCACTGGTACTTTTAAAGTTATTGCTTCTTCCATGATCTTACCAAGTGCTTTAGCTTCGGCTTCAGTGGAGACCATAGCATTGATTTCATCGTGAACAGGCAGTCTAAGATCAAATCCAGCATCGTGAGCAAGTACCATAGCAAGTTTCGTTTGATCAGCAGCAGAGCCTTGAATAAGTCTGTTAAGCCCTTTGCTAACGAATGCTCTTTGGAGATTTTTAATTTGATCTTTATATTTTTTAGTTGCGTTGTCATATCCTTTTACTGGTTTGTCGTCGTAACTAGGCATCCAGAAGTCAAAGTGAGCTTTCCGTCCTAGTATAGTTTTAATCTCTCCTTTTTGTTTGGCTCGTAACATTACGTTGTCAAATAATATTCGGAGGAAAGGTGCTTTAGCGTTAAACTTTTCTGTAACTAACTTACATTCCTCTTCTCCAATGTCTAGTTGATTAGCCATTGTCTTGTTGCCCATACCGTAGGAGATACCAAGGCAGAGCATTTTGCAGGTGTCATAAGGTAGTCCTGTTTCTTTCTCAAAGAATGTATACAACTTCTCCCCTGCGGCAAAGGCTTCTCTAGCTTCTTCTGCTTTAGGCAACGCTTTACCAGTGTTGATGTCTCCTAGCAAAGCATAGTGTACTTGTAAGCGGGGTTCTTGTGAGCTGTAGTCTGCTTTACACCATAGCATGTCTGGCTCTGCTATGTAAAGTGAACGAATCTTCTTTCCGATGTCGCTTCTTTTTGGAACTTGCTGCATGTTTGGATTGCTTGAAGATAAGCGACCACTTCGTGTACCACCTCGCTCCGATGCAGTTTGTTTAAAATCAGCGTGAATGCGTCCGTTGTAATTCTGACCTAAGATAATGTCTTCAATGAAGACTTTCCTAAGTCTGTTAATACTTCGTAGTTTATATATAGAAGCTAGAGTAGGGTTGTTTGTTCCTTTAAGAAAGAACTTATCTACTGAGAAATTACCTTTATCTGTTCTAGGTACTTTAATTCCTAGTGTAGTCTCACAGTAGTGACCTAGCTGTTGTGGAGACCATATGTCTAAGTTACCAAATTGGGAACTTAGAGCAGCTTCTTCTTTCTTTAGAGTGTTGTTGTACTCTTCTGCTGCGGGTAGATCAACAGGTACACCTTTTAATGTCATGCTAAGTAATACTTTTGTTACTTTGCATTCTAGCTCCCAGATTTGAGTTAAGTTAGCTTTAGTTAGAATTGGTTTCTGATGTTGATATACGTCCCAAGTGTTTCGTGCATCAATCTCTGCGTACGTCCCGACGTGACGAGCTGCTAGTTTCCACAGTCCAGCTTTGGGATCAACTCCGTATGCTTCTGCTGCTTTCTTTAGGTGTACTTCGTCTTTAGGTCTGTCTAAGTACTTAATGGATAAGTTGTTAAGTGAGTAGCTAAATTGTTCTTCGTCAATTAAAGCCTCAGCAACTTGAATATCTCTGACAGTGCAGCTGACATCGATCCCGAGTGTATGAAGCCAACCCAAGTCATAAAGAGCGTTAGCAAAAAGAATACAATCAGCATTTTTGATTTGATCTGAAACATATTTAAGTACTAGGTTTTTAGGTAAGTTGTCTCCTCCTTCGTGAGCAAAAGGTAAGTATAGTGTATTGTTTGCGTCTGCTATTGCAATGCCTACTACAAAACCTTCGTTTCGTTTATAGCTAGGTCCTGTTTGTCGTAAGTAAGGATCATAGGTTTCAAGGTCAATGGCTATTTCTCCAGAGAGTTGAGGTAAGCTAGTAGGTGAACGCCAGAAAGAACTAGGTTCTAAAGAAGATGGCAGTGTTTTTGCAGGTTGTTCGCTGCGGGGTATTGAAAGCAAGTCTTGTTGCATTTAGTGAATTTATGTGAGGGTTGAAATTGGTTGGGTAGGTATCCCTACCCAATTATCTAGGAAAGACGGGGGATGCAAAACGCGTCGGTTGGTCACAGTGTCGCCTAGTCTATACAGTTTGATATAGGTGCAGCATAGAGTCGCACCTTCGTGTATCGAGGATTCATCGGTACTACGGAAGTGCTGTAAGCGTACTTACAACAGTGACCGAGTCAGCATGATCGTTGCGATGTTGCGATTGTTTAGATGCTAATGTCATCAAATAATTTAAAAATTCCATTTTTACTGAGTTCGTATTCTTCTGAACACTGATCAGCTACGAAGTATACCAGTCTTTTAGTTTTTGGATAAGCACATAGTACGCATACGTCAAGTGTCTTGTTAACTTGCGAAACTTTTTGCATACGTTTTTGCCACGCATACTGCATTGGTCTAAGTTTTGTAGTTTCATATTTTAATTCAACTAGTAAGGTTTTATTTTTAGTAATCATGAGCACATCGGGAACACCACTGGATGTGGTGGTCTCGATGCGCTGAAACAGTAATAAACCATTGGTGTATTTATGTGCTAAGGTTCTTATCCAAGTTGAGAATGCTGCTTCATTTTTCATCTTCTATAACTAAATAAGTTTCTAAGCCTTCTTCGAAGTCCGACATTGATACATCATACATGTTCCAGTTTTCTTTTAAGTAGTCTAGGATTAATTGTTGTAGCAACTTACCTTCTTCTGTTAGTAAGTATACTTTGTCAGTTAACATTACTAATACCATTTCTGCAACATCTTGGTCATCTAGATGATACATGGGTAATACGTCAATGTTTTGTAACACATCTTTTTCGTATCGTTGACGTAATCCATCTACTTTTATGCTTAGAAGACATTGAATAAGAACGTCTTCAGCTATGTGAGCGTACGTAACCTCTTCCAAGTTGTGCTCTTCTGTTTTTTTTTCAGAGTACCACCCAGTCTCATGGTCGAACTGCATTTGGTTATGACCTCCGTATCCGTAGGTCATGCCTCCGTGATTGTAAATCTTGGAAGTGTAGGTTGGCTTTGTTACTTTATGGTAGTGTTTGCTGAACTCTTTCTCACGCTTTTTGTATTCTTTAGACGCAGCACAGATGCTGGACTCGTGAAGGGTATCGAAAGCCTGCTTTATTGTTGGTAGGTTGTAGGAGTGTTGCAGGCTTTCGAAGCACTTCTGTATGTCTTTATCAGCTTCGATTACGGACGTAGCTTTAACTACGCCGTGACCTGTGCCGATTGTAATACGCAAGTGTACGTCTAGATTGAATGGTTCGTCTAGGTTTCCAATTGTGAAGTGTAAACCTTCACGATCCAGTTCATCTGTGTGGTCTGTACCTGATTGAAATGCGGAGCTGCTGCAGTGATGATGCACAGTGCCAAACATTGTATCAGGGAAGTTCTTACGTTCTTTAGCAAAGAACTTTGAGTCTGGGTCTGACTTGACAGTCATACCGTTAGTAATTTGTGGAACAATCCAGAATGACCAAGGGTTCTTATTGTTTAAATCGTAATATAAAAACACAAGTGTTTCTGATTTAAATTTCTCATAACTCAGCACACACCAGTCAGTAATGTCTTTCCACATTTGAAACGGGATAGGCTTACCTTTCCATTTAGGAGCTACAGATGGTACGGTTGGTACTGCGCATTTATTATAAGTAGTATATAATTCACTTTCTACTACTTCGTATACTTCGTCGTCATGTACTTTGTATTGTTTATTGCTCATTATTTGCAGTCGTCTAGGGTTATAGTTTCCATACGAGACAGTGTAGACTGAAACTCGATAGGATTAAATCCATCAGTGGTGTGTCCGTATCCTTTTTGAAACCAGCACCAAATTAAGTAGTTAGCAAATGATGCTGCTACCTGATTGGCAATGGCAAGCTGTGGTGTGGACTCTAGTGCCTCACCTTGACAGCGAATAGGAGAACCTGCGTTTGATATTTCAATCTCAGGATAACGTACATATGGGTCAATCTTTGGGAAGTCTAGTTCAAACATGCTGTCGTAGAAGAATGCTTGGCTAGTTGAGTATTCGTTTGCTGCAATGATTAGTGGTTTGTTCATTACTTTTGCTGCGTGTATTGCTGCTCGACGTGCTGGGTGGTTGTCTGCTGCGCAGATAATTACGTCACACGCTGTTCCGAAGAACAAACGATACTCTGTGTCCAGTAGGTCTTCTTCGAAGAAAGAACACACTGCTGTTGCTTCTGATTTGCGGAAGTTATTTGCTCGTAGCAATGCTTCTGCTTTGTACTTACCAACGTCACTGTTGCGAAACAGTTGACGGTCTAGGTTCTTAGTTTCAAGTTTGTCTGCGTCAAACAATACTACGGACAAGTCGAAGCTTTTTTGAAGAGCTGGTAACAGGTAGCTTGTTACGCCACCTGCACCGATAATAGTAGCTTTTAGTTTTTGTTTCATTGGTTCTTTGGTTAATATCTGGATACTTTTTGATCTAATGATTGTAATGTAGAAAACAATTTCTTATCTCCTAAATCTCTTTGATTTTCTTCGTAGTGTCTTATGTATCTTAGGATTGCACCACGTTTTCTACCGCAATCGTCTAGGTCTCTAGCTAATATTTTAAATAGAATGCGTAGCTGATTGTCGGTTAGTCCGTGATTTACTTCGTAGGTATCTAAGAGTCTTTCTTGTGAACTTGCCGACTGAACTGATGTTAATACACTTCTACGAACAGATGGGACATCAACTGACCTTAAGTCGTCTCTTCCATAAGGTTGATATATGTGTGAATAGCCACCTGTGAATACAGAGTTGCTGTCGTCTAGTATGTTGAGTAATGATTTTTCTTCCATAATATTTATTGTCTAATAACTGCTGATTTGTAGAAGTCTACTACTTGACTGCGAGTACATGGGCTGAAGAAACCATTTTCTTTGATTACATTATATCTTTCATCTGGCTCTTGTAGCATGCCCATTTCGTTATACATTAAATGCTTAGTGAACTGGCTTTCTGGGGGAAATAAATCCCAGTTTGCTGGTGATGTAGTTAACTCTGTTATTACTTTTGTAACAACTTCTCGTGTGTGAACAAGTCCACCAACCTCACCATATGAATCACCTGTGCAGATTTTACCTGTCTCAAATACATTTGGCAGGTTGATAACTACAGGTTCTTTGCTTTCTTTTGTAACTCCAAACAAATAGGGTTCTGACAATCGGAAGGTGTTCCGTACATCTGAATAAGGCTGTTGTGTTATTGTGAAGAACACGTACATGTCGATGAACCGTGAAAAATAGTATGGAGTCATTGGCGTGTCTATTGTATTAGACTGTGTGACTGGTGAATTTCCATTTGGATACAGTCGATACAGTTCTGATTCTTCATCTGATGTGTACTTCTGTATCTTTGCTTTTGGAAATGGAAAAGACAGCAAAGGTACAAAGATGTGTTTTTGCTGATCGCTTGTTTTGT